ATAGAATCTTCTCTTTTAGCTATACCACTTTTTACTTCTGGATTATTTCTTTTAGAAAGAGTTTTTCGTTTACCTGTAATAGTTCTACCGGGCAAAGGTTTTATATCAGTAACTGCACGTTTAACACCTTTTTTAACAGCATTTGTAATAAAACTTAAAGGATTAGGTTTTTTTATATTAACTTTCTTTTTCTTTTTAGATGTTTTTACGTCAGCCATAATTACTCTCCTATTGAAACTTTAAAAGACTTACCCTGAGAGTAATCTTCTTCTACAACTACGTCACTCTGTTTGCCTGTAACGCTTGGGCCTTTACGAGCAGCACCATATCCCTGTCCAGTTGGTCTGCCTAATACTTCATCCAAATTTACTGGAGTTGGTATCTGTGATATGGGTCCACCCATTTAACTTCTCCTTTTCTTTCGTCTTGCTTCACTTAATGCGATAGCAATAGCTTGTTTACGATTAGTAACTTTTTTACCAGAGCTACTCTTTAACTTCTTTCTTTTAAACTCACCCATTACCTTCTTAACTTTTTTCTTTTTTCCGGGCTTCATAACCTGTTGTCTTATACTTGCTCTACTTACCACGCTTCATGGCCTTTCCATGTCCTTTAATGGCACAACCTACACCTTTAGGTCTTCCTATTTTACCACCACCTTGTTTATTTATATATTTTTGTGGTTTGCTACCTTTTAATTCTCTTTCTTTAGTATTTTTTCTTACCTTTTTTAAAGATTGTGGAGGACTAAATGTTTGTTTTAGACCTTCTTTAGCTCCCTCTGAAAAGTTTTTTCTACCTTCTGAAGTCATAACCATATTAATTAAACGTTCTCTATATTCTTCAGGAGTTAATCCATACTCACTAGCTTTATTTTTATTAAAAGCTGGTAATCCAATTTCTACTGCTGTATCTCCTAACTCATATAAACCTAAAGCTGTAAATACTTTTCCGGGTTGAAATAATCTAGCAAGTTTTTTAGCTACTGTTTTTGGAACTGTATCTAATTTTTTTTGAAGTTTACGTTTTGATTTTTTCTTTAAATCTATTTTTCCTTGGTAACGATCTCTATCTAACTTAGTATTTCCATATGTATCTAACATACCTTTTTCAAACTTTATTTCTTTATCACGTTTACCAATTTGTTTACTTAAAACTCTTCTTCTTCTAGCATTAAGTTTATCTATGCCTTTAGAACTACCTTTAAGTTTTCTAGGTTTAGCTGCAAAAACCCCTTCAGTCATCGTATCCTGCACCAGTTACTTTACCACCATTCATACGATAGGTAATCTTACCACCATACTTCTTAGGCATCATTTTAAAATCTTGTCCAGTAATCATACCATCTTTATTCATATCAAGTTTAGTTTGTCCTCCTACTAAACCACCCATATTTTTATAAATCATACCACCACCTTTTTGAGGAATTATAGGTTTCTCTGGTTTAGGTGCTAGTTTAACTTTACGTTTATCACCTTTAACAATTCTATTTATTACAGGTGCTGCTTGATTTATAGTTTTTTGTTGTGACTTTGTTATATTTTTATTTCTTTTTGCAAGAGCTTTCTTAGCTTGTTCTATTGCAGTTTGAGAAATAGTTCCGGGTCTAACTACTACAGTACTACCTCTTTCATCTCCTATTGTACTAGCATTTTTACCTTGAGACATAAGCCTTAACATATGAGTTTTAGCATTTTTTGTGTTATCATATGTTTTTATAGTTTTTGTCTTATTCATTAACTTGCTCCCTGTGTTATGGTATCTGGACCACCAGCAGGAGAAGCAGCAACTGCCATATCATCTTGTCTGGTACGTCTTGCTTGATTTCGTAGTGCCAATATAGCATTATCATACTGTGCTTGCCATACTGGTAGTGTATTCCAATCTTTCATATACATGGTTGCTTCTATCATACAACCTGCAAAGAGAGCATTATAACAATACTCACTAAAATAATTCTGTGTTGTTACGCTTGTTCCTGTAGCTGATGCTAGAGGTAGTGGTTGTGATTGTGTTTGTATCTCAACTGTTATTGCTGAAACAGGAGTAGGCACAATCTTTATATTAGAGTTATCTCTTCTTGTGTAATATCTAGGACTACCTGTAGATGCACTAACAGGCCAATAGTCATTAACATACTCTGATGTTCTTTGTAATAGATTAGTTATAGTTGTACCTGTACTTACAATGTAGTTTACATTACGTACAATACGTACTCTATCATTTAGTGGTACAGCACCTGCATTACCAGAGGATACTGACACACTTGTATATTCAGTCATACCTTGATCATCTAGATCTTTGACTAAACGAAACTCTGTCTTCTTAACAAACGAAGACACTTGAGTAGAGAACTCAGTAGAGTCATTCTCAGTTGTGTTAATCAAATCTGTTTTTAGATATGAGAATGTAGTCATATCTTAGCCTAAGTATAAAGTAATTGTAGGAAGCATTGTTCCTGTTCCTGATGTTGCAACACTTACAATACCATTAACACCAACTCCCATATCTCCTATATACTGATCATTAGAATCTAACGCACCTACACGATACCTAATAGCTGTTCCTTTAGCTGTCTTGTTGGTAATCTGTTTGCTACCTGTAATAACAACCTCACCTGCAAGAGTAGAATATGTATGTATTGCTAAAACTCTTGTTGTTGTTGGTGAATTTTGTCCTATGCCTTCTTCGCCTACAGTTAGGTTACTATCAATATAACGAAATCCTGTTATGATTGCACCATCACTACTTACGTTTTGTGCTACTTTAACATTTGTACTCATATCATCTCCTTATAATAATGAGGAAGAGGTTTCCCCCTTCCCCATATATTAATTAACCTGCGCTACCAAAGAACCCACGCCAATCAGAAACACCAAAGCTATAACGCTCCCGTGCCTTGAAACGAAGGTTACCAGTGTCGAAGTCTGGCTCCATCTTAGTTTGAAGAGGAGTACGGTTGAACATCTTAGTACCATTAGGTACGTCAGTCTTGACAAAGTAAGCGTCAGTGTCTGTGAACCTTCGGTTGATGTAGTACCCATCTGGTAGCATACCTAGGTGACGAGTAGCATTGATTGCATTCGTATTAGGGTTAGCACCTGCTGCACTCGTTTGAGTGTTGCCGGGACTAGATAAAACACGATCTGCAATAGCCCATGAGTCAACTGGGATATGTAGACTTACTGCACTTGCACCAATTAAGATACCACGATCATCAGAGATTTTCTGAATGTTCGTTAGAATGGTTTCAAGTGTAGCCTCTGACAGGTCAGCAGCAGCAGCTAAGTTGCTCTGGTTACCAGCAGAGATTGTTGGGTGTGCAGCAGAAAAGAATGCAGCCCCATCACCAATGGTATCTGTGAAACCATTGTTGAATAGATTTGCAGCTTTAACCTGCTTAGTGTTAGCCATTGCACGAGCAAGACCTTTAGCACGAAGCTTGGCAAACGTATCATATAGATTGTCTTCCATTGCTTCTTCTGTAATAGCAAATGCTAATGCTACAGTCTCAGCCGTATAACGTGCTACGTAACTTTCTTGTGCGTCATCATAAGTAACGGCAGCACCTTCACCTTTAGTTGGGGCAGACCCAAAACCAGTGAATAGTACTTCTTCTTCAAAAGCACGATCTGAGTTTTCTACTTCGTAGAGAGGTTTATGTTCATCATTAACTTCTCCATATTCAACTCCAAACACAGCGTTTAAGCCGGGAAGGAGTTCTTTACTAATACTAGCTCTATTTATAGCCATAATAAATCCTTCCTATTAAGCAGTAGATGCTGTTGCCGTGACAAAACGATCACGGTGTGTGTTAAGATATACTTCTACAATCGGAAATGCATCCCCATCACCTTCGTCAGGGAATTGCGCTCTACCTATACCACGCACAGCAGCAACAGCTTCTGTACCTGATGCAGCATCTAGATAGTAACTAGACTGCCCAGTAACGGTACTACCTGATGAAGCCGTAGAACTAACAGTAACATTGTAGTTCTTTACGATTAACATCTCAGCAGCAGATAGAGTTGTAGAACATTGAATGTGATAAGTCTGATCTGGATCAGTGATCACAAAGAATTTAATATCTGTGGCACTTGTTCCACCCGGCCAATACCGAGAGAATTTCTGCTCACCATTTTCAACATATTGACAACCCATGAATACTCCAGAAGGCTTGAGCGTTGCAGCAATATACGGAGATATTGTTGCGAAGTTCGCACCGGGAAGTACTACTGGGTCACCAGTAAAAATGCTATTTGTAGGTGTACCAGCTAGGCCAGTAGATGACCAAGCAATGATATCAGTTACAGCTTCATTGTTGTAACCACCACCAATTTTACGAGCAGGAGTAAAGCCACGAAATGCTTTAGTAGTAGACATGTGTTTCTCCTATAGTTATAGGAAGACTAATCTTGAAAAGATGGCTGTCTTCCTGTTGTTCTTACTGATTTACTTGTATTAGAGATAGGCATACGAGAGTCAGAGTTTTTCATGAGTTGTGCATTCACCGCATCCATCATTGTATTTGCTTTGTCTTCATAGTGCTTTCTCCTAGCCGTCACACGGTTACTTGGTATTTTAGCAAGTGCTAAGTCTCCACGACAGACTGTAC